ACCTGCATAGTGTCTGTTGTAGTATTAAAATACAATGCACCTATTACAAGAGCATCACCATCATTGTCTACAGATGGGCCAGAAGCTTTAGCACCTAAGTATCTGTCATCAAAGTCATCATATGAAGCCGCAGCATTAGTTGCAGATGTAGCGGCTGCAGTAGCTGAGTTAGCTGCGTTAGTTTCACTTGTTGCAGCATTAGTAGCTGAAGTAGCTGCATTAGTTGCACTTGTAGCTGCAGCAGTAGCTGACCCTAAAATACCATCTACATATGTTTTAGTTGTAAGGTCAGCAGCATTAGTTGGGGTGTGAGTAGTTGTAATTGGTGAACTGCCCATATTAATGGAACCTGTCATGGTTCCACCAGTCAGAGCTAAGAATCTAGTGTCAGCATAGTTTTTACTTACTGCATCCTGTGCTGCAGTGGGATCACCTAGACCTGTGATCTTAGATGTACCCATAGCAATAGCACCAGTCATTGTACCACCTGCTAGTGGTAGCTTAGTTGCTATGCTGGTTGTAACTGTGTTTGCAAAGTCTGCATCATCACCTAATGCTGCAGCAAGCTCGTTTAGTGTATCAAGTGTACCTGGGGCAGAGTCTACAAGGGCAGCTACTTCATCGTCCACGTATTTTTTCGTAGCAGCATCAAGGTCATTAGAAGGTGCAGTCAGGTTAGTGATGGTAGCTGTAGTGCCAGCATTCATATTGAGTGTACCGTTGATGGTCACATCTGTGAATGAGGAAGTACCACTTGCTGCAGTAACGTTACCAGTTACATTCCCTGTCAAATTACCAGTAACATTACCAGTAACATTACCTGTAATATTACCTGTTACTGGTCCAACAAGGCTTGTACCTGTGATGGTTGTACCTGTTATAGCTGCAGCAGTTGATGCTCCAATAATAGTACCATCAATGCTACCGCCGTTAATATCAACAGTCGCCAAGGTTGCTTGTCCAGATGTCGATACAGTTGTAAAGCTACCAGCAGCAGGGGTAGAAGAACCAATAATACCATCTAGGTTACCTGTTACATTCCCTGTTACGTTACCTGTTAGATCTCCAGTTACATCTCCAATTACAGCACCTGTAAGAGTACCCTGAAAGCCACCAGTAGCAATCATAGCACCTGAAGAGTTTACTGTAGTAAACGTACCTGCAGCAGGAGTTGTATTACCGATAGTCGTATTGTCCATTGCACCTGAGTTAATATCAGCAGATGTAATAGTTGTAGTACCTGTAAGGGCAGATGTACCTGTTACAGTTAAATTACCCGTTAAACCTACGTCAGTAAAATCACCAGCAGCAGGAGTTGTTGCACCAATTGTAGTTGCATCTATTGCGCCACCATTAATATCTACGGTAGCATGGGTAGAAGTTCCAGTAGAAGTTAGGTCAGTAAATGTACCCGCAGCAGCAGTAGTGGAACCAATTACAGTATCGTCAATAGTACCACCTGTAATAACTACAGAGTCAATATAACCAATACCGTCAATGTACAGATCTTTGAACTCTGCACCTGTAGCACCAAGGTCAACATCGTCATCAGTAACAGGTTTTAGTACACCGTCTTCTAGTCTGATCTGTTCTACAGCAGCAGAAGAAACTTCGTTATAAAAACTAATTCTGTTGTTGGTAGCATCAATAACTACTTTGTTGTAGTTGTCTGTATCAGAGATAGTGGGTACGTAAGCACCCTCTGCAGATGTACCATCATGCTTGTGTCCTGTGCTTGCATTGAATGCATCACGAATAGCATTGTATTCTGCGTTTACTGGTGCAGCTTTAATAACCGCATTTGCGATAATATCAGCAACACTCTGTCTTGTATAACCTGCCATTTAAAGTCTATCCCCCACGCCAAACGTCACAACTATGCCTTGGATACTGTGTGAAGCATTGGAATCATTTGTAACATATTTTAAAGAAACTGATTTGCCTGAGCCTGAAATGTTTGTTCTCTGTACTGGTGAAGGGTTACCATCAAAAATAGCTGTGCTATTGTACAATGCTTCGTTATAGTAGGCTGCTGCCCCTTCAGTACTCAAAGTAAAGTTTGTAGGATTTAAAGAGTCTGGGTCTTCGTAATCATAGACAACAGACATAATAATCTCGTTGTCACCCTCAGAACGTAGATAAGTTGCTACAGTGTAGAAGATCTTTCTTTGTTCTGGATCTTGCATATGCAGGAACGGTGTCTGAAAAACACTGAATATATTTTCTCCATTAAAGTCATAGCCCTGTTCTTGTCTATGAACTTTACCATCTGAAGTACCATGAATAACATATTCGTTTTGACCTATGTACCCACTGTCTGATGCTGTAGCAGTAATCCCTAACATCTGGCTATATTCAAACTGCAATCCGTTAGGTGTCTGTCTAAAGCCACCAAGTATACCTTGAGTATCGTTACCTGCAAAAAAATAACGGAACTGTGTCTTTTGTCTTATTACAACAGCATTTAATCCATCAAGATCAATGTCAAAAATAATATCAGTAAAGATAGACTGAATGTCTTTAGATACTGTTTCAAGATTAACGTCACCAATCTTGTCTGTACCAGAGATAGGACGTAGACCATCTTGTGATAAGAAGAGTAGATCACCACCTATCTCAATAACACTGTCTGATGCCATACAACCTAGATCGTCTGTAACCTCCTGCAACACAAAGTCTGATACGTTGTTGCCAACAAGTTTACGAATGTTGTTAGTACCAAAGATGTAGAGTACATCACGAAATGATTTAATAGCTACGACAGGGAAGCCCACGTTAATAACCCCTGCACCATTAGCAGAAGCAAAGTCAGTCTCATTGTAAGGCGCACTAAAGTAAAGATTTGTGTCTTCGTTAGGATCACCTGCCAAGAACATGTGGTTTTTAAATACGTGAGCAAACTTTGGATTATCTGGGGCATCTGCATGTGTTATCTGTGTGTAGGTTGTGCCATCGTATATAGCTGCAGGGTTTACACCATCAGTCATGATAACCTTTGGACTACCCCAGTTGTACTTAGAAAATCTTACCTTCGATACACCTGTCATTGTAGGTGAGCCAGAGGTAGTTACTGCAACCCAAGCCTCTGCTGTTGCATCCCAGTAATGTAAGTAGTTATTACCAGAACTAGGCTTACGAGCAGCTAGAATACCATCGTTAATTCCGTTGACTACTGCTACACCAAGGATATTACCTGTGCCTGTTACTGTTCCGTAATCATTACTAAACCCACTTATCTTCCTGTAACCACCAGTAACAGCAGGTTCGTAGTTGATAAGTGAAATAGCAGAACCAGGTGCAGTCTCACCTTGAGAAAGCACATCACGGCTTGTGTTTAAGCCGCCCTGTGCAAAGACTTTAAAGGAGGCAAGATTCTCTGGCATTAGACAATACTACTAATTGTATTACTGAAAGATTTATTTCTTTGGACTACAGTAGATCTAATATCTAGTGGATCGTCCATAAGTATACGTCTCATAGAACGAATACCATTGTCAAAGTTTTGTTGGTGGATAGCTGCACTTTGATCGTTAGATCTAAATCTCATCATGTACATCATAGCACCATCTATAAGCACATGGTTAAATCTGTCTGGAATAACACAATTATCGTCATAGAGATTTAAATCTGCAGGAAATGACCAATACACATATTCTATTTCATATGCATTGTTAGGTACAGGAGTTACACCAAACTTACTTTCATACGTTTGGTAAATTCTTTGTGGTGCAGATATACCAGATCCTGAATCACCTTGATCATCCAGTCCACGATATCTTTGTGTGTATTCTTCAAAAGAAATAGCTGGTAAAAAACTAGGGGTGTTACTTGCAGCACCTAGCTCTTTAATATAAAAAGTGTCCCAATCAACACTAGCAAAGTCAGCAGGAAAATCATAAAGTCTTGTACCTGCAGTTAATGTTTGTGTATATGTAGTTTTTAAGAAAGGCCACTCTTGACCTGTCTGTAGGATATTTCTAATGGCATTGTTAATAGCATCTTTAGCTAGAGCTTGAACGTTACGTACAGTATCAAAGCCATCACCAGCAGTATCTAGTGTAACTTCGTTCAATCTACGTAGTAATTGATTTATTAGAGTAACGTAAGTAGCCATTACAAAAATCCTTCAGGTAGCCTAAAGGGGCCAGTTGCCCAGCCCCCAAGGTTAGTTTAGTTACGCAAGATAGTCACGAGATACTTCGTCAGCACCTTTACCATCAACGTCCATTACCAAAGCCCAGACACGCAGTTTACCTGCTGTAGCTGTACCTGTTAATGTGTCGATTGTAAGATCTAGAGTATCTTCTGCACCAATGTAAGCTACGCCAGGAACTGACGGAGCAACATCGCCAACTGATTTACCAGCCATTGCATAAGCTACAACGAACTCGTCATCATCAGCACCTGTACCAATGTCGAAAGTCAAAGCTGTAGCACCAGTAAGTGCTTCAGTAACTTCAACACCAGCAGCTAGGATAACTGTTTGTGCAGGAAGAGTAGCAA